AGACGCCTCGTGTCAGCGGCAGGGGCGGCATCCAGGCGAACTGGAGAGGCATCACTGGGATCAACACGACCTTCGTATCCCTGGGTGTCGGCGAGGGGCATCGTAACGCATCCCAGGTCACGGCGACCAAGGATTACTACGCCGCGTATCGCACCATCGGACTCGACGATTATGTGACCTTTGAAGCCGAGATGAGTGCCGAAGGCTTTGATGATCTACGCGCCCTGTCAGCGATGAATCTGCTCCGGGGAGTCATGATCGGCGAGGAACGTCTCCTGATCGGCGGACAGGGAACTTACGCCCTTGGGCAGACTCCGACGCCAGCCGGCACGCCATCGCAAACTAGCGGCACCATGACGGCGGCACATTCACCTTACTCCGTCTACTGCGTGGCTCTGACGCTTGAGGGTTATAAAAATGCCCTTGTCACGACTATCGGCACCTCTGGGGACGGCATCAAGCAGTTGATCACAAGAGTGAACATGGGGAGCACGACCGATTACATCAACGGCGGTTCGGCCATCGTCTCTGCAGTGTACCAGCCGACCATTACGGGCGGTTCATCCATCGGCTCCGTTGCCTGCACTGTGGCGGCCCTTCCTGGCGCTGTGGCCTATGCGTGGTTCTGGGGTCCGAGCGGCGGGGCCGTCAAATTCGGCGCCGTCACCACAGTTAACGCCTACACAATCAAGACGGACGCGGCTACGGGCAGTCAGAATTACAACACCTTGGATATCGTGAACGACTTCTCGCAGAACTCCAAGGTTTTCGATGGATTGATTGCGATTGCTAACACCACGCTCTCAGGGTCCTACATCGCGAGTCTCGATAATGCGCCGTTCACGACTGACAACTATGGCGGCGTGACCGAGATCAACACGATGCTCCGGTCCTTCTGGGAGAATTACCGGCTGGCCCCGGATGTCATCTACTGCAACTCGGCGGAAAAGGACAACATCCGTAAACGGATTCTCGCTTCGGCCACCGCATCGGCGCAGCGTTTCGTGCTGACGATGGAAAAAGGCGAGATCACCGGCGGGGCGCTCCGGATCCAGTATTACAACCCCTTTACGATGACGGAAGAAGGGGAAGCAGTCCCGATCAAGATTCACCCCGAAGTGCCGCAAGGGACGCTTTTGGCGGTCTGCCATCGCCTGCCTTACCCGCTTTCCAACGTGAGCAATGTCATGCAGGTCCGCTGCCGACGTGACTACTACGAGCAGGATTGGCCCATGGTGAACCGTCAGTATGAAATCGGCGTGTATGCCGATCAGGTATTTCAACATTATTTTCCACCGAGTCTGGGGCTGATTTCCAACATCCAGAATGCCTAAGCGGAGAATGATGATATTAATCTGGGGCGCGGTGCCTAAAAAAGCCGCGTCCCTCTACAGAATGCGGAGGAATTGATGAGGCTGAAACTGCCTGCCCGTGCGACGAGCTTCGGCTTTGATGGGATCAACTACGAACCGGATGATCAAGGTTTCGTGGAAGTACCCGATCATGCTTTATCTGAGGCGCGGCGGCATGGTTTGCAAACCGAGGATGAGGCGGCGCAGGAATCACTGATTGCCGCAAAGCCGAAATTCGATCAGGACATCCTTCTCATGGAGATCGCTGCATTGAAGAAGGAGAACGCCGATTTGAAGATCAAGGCAGCTTCTCAAGATAATGCCATCGGCAGCCTGAGGGCGCAATTATTCGAGGCGGGCACCAACAAAGGACTCGGCAAAACGTTGAGTGGGAAAGGGGGCAAGAAACTGTGACCGGCGATCTTTGCCTGCTGGCTGACGTTAAGGATTGGCTGGATTTGACCGTTAGCACCAAGGACGGACAGCTCACCAGGCTCATTACCGCAGCATCTGAGGACATCAGGCAAGAAGCGAGTCGCGTCTTTGACATCGAGAATTATGACGAGATTTACAGCGGCGCCGGATGGGGCCACGGCATACTGCTGACGCGGCATTGGCCCATAGTGTCTATAACCTCCCTGACTATCGACAATCAGAGCATCCCGGCGCAACTCGGGGCGGGGCAACGAGGTTACACCTGGACGAACAACGATGCGGCATCTCACGTGATGCTCTGGGGCTACGAATTTACGCGAGGAACAGACAATATCGAATTGCTGTACAGAGCTGGCTACGCGCAATTGCCTTATGATCTCACGCAAGCGTGCATTGATCTCGTGGCATATCGATTCTTGGGCCGTCAGCGCATCGGGCAGAAGAGCAAGAGCATAGTTGGCGAGGTGGTGACGTTCCAGACTGACCACATGCCCGATAATGTGCTTCGTGTCGTGCAGCGTTACAAGAAGGTGATTCCCATATGATCCTCGAATGTATCATCATTGGAACCGTCATCATTTTTGCGTGTGTGGCTCTTTATGGAGCGAGGAAAGAAAAATGATCAGAGCGGCCATCATAGGCGATCCTGCTCGCGTGCCCAAATACATCCTTCGCAAGTTCCCGGAAGTCCAAGGAGCCGTACAGGTATCGATGGGGCGGATTGTCTTAAAACTCACGCGAAAGATAAAGGGCGAGAAATTGAGCGGGCAGGTCCTCGCCAACCGCACGGGCACGCTCAGGCGCAGCATATCGCCAGAGGTCCAGATCAGCGGTGATACGATCACCACGGGCATCGTCAGCACCAACATCGAATATGCCGCGATTCATGAGTATGGCGGAAAGACGCCGCCTCATGTGATCCTGCCAAAGAAGGGCCGCGCCCTGGCGTTTATAATGGGCGGCCAGCAGATCATTGTGAAGAAAGTCAATCACCCAGGATCCAAAATGCCCGAGCGTTCCTTCATGCGGACGGCTCTGGCGGAAATGGAACCGCAGGTCATGGCGGAGTTGGAAAACGCTATTTCCGGCGTCTTTGTGAGGTCGTCATGATTACCCGCGAACCTATCTATGCGGCGTTATTTGCTAAGATTCAGATGGTAAGTGGCGTTACAACAATTAGCCGCCGTCTTCTGCATTGGTCTGATGTGCCGGCGGAGAATCAACCGGCCATCTTTCAGGTGCAGCGGCATGAAGATCCAATACAGCAGAGGGGCATCCCAGCAAAATGGAAACTCTACGCCGACCTGTACGTCTACGTCAATACGGGAGCCGATCCTTACGCATCGCCGGCGATTCTCTTGAATCCGATCATCGACGCCATTGAAACGGCGCTCGGCCCTGATGCGTCCACCGGCTTTCAAACACTGGGGGGCCTTGTATCGCACTGTTGGATTTCGGGGCGCATCGAAACGAGCGAAGGGGCACTCGGCCAGCAGGAAGTGGCGATCATCCCCATAGAAATGGAGGCAGCATGACAGAAGAATTGGTTGAGGCGTGGTTTCAGAAATGGTTCCACAATAGTCCGGGATTTTCGGACAACGTTTTAATATTTAACCGCTTGCAGGAGGCGAAGATTGATTTGAAAAACTTGCTTAATCCACCTCTTGATACTCAAGCGGATCAGGAGAAAGGAGAGTAACAATGGCAATACCTGCATATTTCTTTGGCTCAGGGATTCTCTGGGCCATCCCAACGATCACGCTCGCCGGGGTAGCGGTAACGTATCCTACCCCAGTGCCCTTCGGCGGCCTCCAGGATGTCACCATTGACCTTGCTTGGACGACTAAAGAACTTCACGGCCTCTATCAGTTGCCGCTCGCCATCGGCAGGGGGACATGCAAAATTACCGGCAAGGCGAAGGCCGCACGAATCACGGCAACGCTTTTCAACCAGTGTTTCGGTGAGACGCAGGCGGCGGGTGAAACGAAGGTAATTTTCGACGAGGCCGATACGGTGACTACAAACAATATCACCGTGGCGCAAAATGCGACCTGGGTCCTTGATCTGGGCGTCAAGTATTCAAACAATGGCCTGTCCCTAACGAGGCTCTCCGCGCAAAACGCAGTCGGAACCTATTCTGTGGCAGCGGGCGTCTATAATTTCAATTCCGGCGACAACAACGTGGCCATGAAAGTCGGGTATACCTACACTACTGCCACGGGTCCCGGACAGACGTTCACGATCAACAATCAGCTCATCGGACTCGCACCGTATTTCAAAGCCGTCCTCAACGGGCAGTTCCAGGGTAACAACTTAACGTTGACGCTCAATCAGTGCACCGCATCGAAACTTTCCGTGGCGACGAAGCTGGAAGACTTTATGATTCCCGAGTTCGATTTCGGGGCTATGGCGGACAGCAGCAATGTCCTGGGGACGCTGAGTGTAGCATCATCGTAATGTCAACGGAAATGGAGGAGGAGCGATATGGCGGTATGGGAGAAGCCCCTAAAAAAGACGATCTTCACGCTCAATATTGGCAACAACTACGCGCCAGAGATTACGGCGATCACGTATCCTCTGATGAGGCACTATGCCCGGAAGATCGGGGCTTTCTTCCACGTAATCACGGAGCGCAAGTTTCCGGCGTGGCCCTTAACTTACGAGAAATTTCAGATTTACAGGTTGGCTCAGGAGATGGAGAACGACTGGAATATCTACATCGACAGCGACGCCATCATTCACCCCGACCTGATGGACATTACAAACCATCTGCCCCTCGACACCGTGGCCCACAACGGCAGCGACGTGGCGGATAACCGGTGGAAGTACGACCGATATTTTCTCCGCGACGGCAGACATATCGGCTCCTGCAACTGGTTTACTGCCGCATCTCATCTCTGCATTGATTTGTGGCGGCCTCTCGATGATCTGACGCTTGATGAGGCTCTTGCGAATATCTACCCATCGCGGCCTGAATTGAACGGCATCATTACGCCGGAGCATCTGATTGATGATTATGTGTGCAGCCGCAACATTGCAAAGTACGGTCTGAAATTCACGACCTTCACGAAAATCCTCCAGGATGTTGGTTATGCGAATCCTTTATTTCTCTATCACACTTATAACGTGCCAGAGCAGCAGAAAAAGGACATGCTGAACGGCATGCTGCAATCCTGGGGTGTCATCAAGACGACATACTCCGATGGTACGCCGCTGCCCGATATTCCCGGCTGGATGACAAGAGAAGAAGTGATCTGGCTGCACAAAGAGGCGGCAAAGGTGCAGTCCGTCGTCGAAATAGGATCCTGGCTTGGGCGCAGTACACATGCGCTCTTGACGGCCTGCAAGGGGCCGGTCTGGGCCATCGACCATTGGCAGGGGAGTCCATCTGAGCGGGAAACCACGCACCGATTGGCGAGTGAGGCGGATGTTTACCAAATGTTCCTCAATAACGTCGGCCATTTCGGAAATCTCAAGGCGTTGAAAATGGATAGTGTGGCGGCTGCTGCTATGTTCGACCGCAAAAGCATAGAGATGGTTTTCATTGACGGCGATCATGGATATGAGGCAGTCAAGGCCGATGTCCAGGCGTGGCTCCCCGCCTGCAAGAAGGTGCTGTGCGGTCATGATCTCTTCCAGGGCGGCGTGAAGCAGGCCCTTGATGATCTGATGATTCCGTACCGGCACGTGGCAGGGACGAGCATGTGGATTTACGAATTGGAGGGAACAAATGAGTGATCCGAAATACGAGGGTACAGAGATCATGCTGGGCGGAGAAAAATATATCGTTCCGGCGTTATCGTTCCGACAACTGAAGAAACTCTATCCGACTATCGAGGCACTGTCAGCGGTAAAGACACCTATCAAGATGTTTGATGGGGCCGCTCAGATCATCCATGCGGCGATTTCACGCAACTACCCCGATCTTACTCAGAAGCAAGTCGAGGACTGGCTCGACCTGAATAACATCGGTTTACTCGTCAGAGCCGTCCTGGGCTCATCCGGTTTTGTCCAGGGGGGAGTAACGGCGGGGAGCGTCCCGAATGGGACTCAATCTATGCCCACCTAATTTCGATAACGGGCTGGTCGTTCGAGTATATTGACGACGAAATGACGCTGCCTCGCCTCTACGCGCTTAATCGGTATTGGGCTGAATACCCGCCGATGCATATCTTGATAGGAGCCATTGTGAACGCGATTGCAGGGACGAAAAGCACAACAAAACCGCAAGAGGCAAGTTTAGGCAACCTAATGGCAGCCTTCGGGGATGCGGGTTGTGAGGTGAAACGTGGCCGATAACACTCTCGAAACCAGGATTACAACCGATACCTCTGGCGTCAAAGCGGGGACGCAGGAGGGTGCGACTGCCTTCGAGCAAGCGACGAATTCCATCAAAGATTCGATCAGCGGCATGAACTCGCACATCGCCTCGGCTCAATCGGCGATCAGCGGCAACATCCTGCAAATGACGGAGAAACTGACGGCTCTCGCACCTGCCGCTATTGCCGCCGCCGCCGCATTCGCCGCCTTTGAAATCGTCAAGATAATGACCGAAGCCTTTACTTCTTTTGCTGGCACTGTCGAAAAGCTATCTGAGACGCTCGGCATCAGCACGCAAGCAGCCTCCGATCTCTCTGTCACTCTGAAAGTACTCGGACTATCCTCGGAATCATACATTGCTGTCATGATGCGGATGGAGAGGCAGTTAAAGCAGCACGAGGAACGGTTTACGAATTTGGGTGTTGCCGTGCGGGATACGACTACCAATGCTTTCCTTCCGATGCCCGCGATTCTCGATAACGTGATTGCCAAGATTCAGGAATTCAAGCCGGGCACTGATCAGATGCAGGCCGCAATGGAGATGCTCGGTCCTCGTGGAGCGCAACTTTACGTCCAGTTGATCCACTTGAAGGAAGCCGCCGCTATTGCAGGGCCGCTCATGCGCGAATTAGGGCTTGAAATGTCCGGGGCCGATACGGAGGGCGCAAGACAGTTTGAAATGCAATCACGGGCATTGGGCGAAGTTTGGGAGGCATTAAAAGTAAAGATCGGGCAGGAGATTATCCCTGCTCTTGGCGGTTTTATATCTACATTGAAGGGGATGGCTCCTATTATCGAGGATATTATATTTCTTACGAAGGGTCTCATGACTGCCTTCATGGTGATTTCGACGCCCATCAATATGGCCATGCAGCCGGTTCTTGGCATTTTAACGAGTATCGCCGATTTAATGGCAGGTATCATGATTGCGGCTCAAGCTGCCTATGAGCACCGCTTCAAGGATGCATGGCAGGAGATTAAAAATGCAGGCCATGAATCACTTGAGGATTTGAAAGGTGGCCTTCTCGGTATGGGCCGTGCCTTCGATACGACCGGAGATGCCATAACTAAACTCTGGAGCAAAATGCAAGCCGGACCTGCAAAGGCACCCGGCACCAAACCCTTTATCCCTCCCGAAACGGGGACTCCTGGCGCCGAGAAATCCCAGATGCAGGAATGGCGCAATCAACTCGATCAGATGCAGATTGAGGAACAGGCATTTTACGGTATTTCGGCGTCCACGGAGAAAGCCTTTTGGGAGCAGAAACTCGCCGAGGCGACGAAGGGAAGTAAAGATTGGTACGCCGTCCAGCATCAGATTTTTGAACTGGAGAAGAAAGACCATAAGCAAAGCCTCGATGATGAATTGGCCGATCTGAGCAATCAGCACGCGATGGCCCAGGGTGATCTTGCGAAACAGATCTCTCTCCAGGATCAGAAAGCTTCCCTCATCAAATCTACGCTCGGCACGGAGAATAGCGAATATCGCCGGGCCATGGCGGAGAGACAGAAACTCGTGGAGGAGCAGATCAAGCAGGAGATTGAAACTGCCCAGAAGATCCTTGAGGCGAATAACAAGGTGGCCCTTCAGTCCATAGAAATCCGCAAAATGCAGGCTGAATCTCAACTCGCCCTGGGTAAGATCACGGCGACCGAGGAGGCTCAGATCGAGCAGAATCTTATCAATGAGAAATTCGGCATTGAAAACAATCTTTATAATGCCATTGCCGCCATCTGGGAGAAATATCCTGCCAAGTGGCAGGAGGTACAGAATAAACTTAGTGCGATCTCAGGGCAGCATGCCATCGATATTGAGAAGATCAACAATAAGTTGGAACTTGAGACGAAAAAGACCTGGGATGGATTCCTTGCTCCTGTCAATAGCGCCATCAATACATCCGTCCAGGGCATGATCATGGGGACGCAGACGCTTCAACGCACCATGGCGAATCTTTTCCAGAATATCCTAATCTCATTCATCAGCACACTCATACAGAATCGCCTGAAATGGATAGAAAACGAACTATTTAAGGCGACATTCGGCGAAGGAATTGCTACGAAAGATGTCGCTATCCACGCCGCCGCAGAAGTAGCAAAGACGGGGGCGACGGAAGCGGGAACCGGTGCGAGAGTTTTAGCTGAGCAGACGGGGGCGACGCAAGGTCTCGCGGCCTATCTTGCCGCATCCATAAAAGTAGCCTTTGCTGATGCTGCTAGAGCTGCTTCTGGTGCTTATGCTGCCATGGCGGGGATTCCCTATGTCGGCCCTATCGTGGCTCCTATTGCCGCCGCCGCCGCATTCGCGGGGGTCATGGCATTTGAAACGATGATCCCGTCCGCTGCCCAGGGTTGGGATGTGGACAGGACTGGCCTAACGATGATCCATGATCAGGAGATGGTGCTGCCCGCCAATATTGCCGAGGGTTTTCGGGGAATGTTTGCCGGTGCAGCATCACCGGCGATGGCTCCTGCTGGCGGCAGCGGTTCTTCGACGATCAATATCCAGGCATGGGACAGCCGCGATATGCAAAGTTTCATGAATCGGCACGGATCGAAACTTATGAAATCATTGCGGGGATCGGCACGGAACTTCAATCTTCCCTCCCTGATCCGGCGCACGAGGTAATGGCATGAGCAATTCCGTTCTGACTCTGCCTCCGGGCCTCAAATACGATCAACAGAAAACGCCGGTCTTTTCCACGAGAGTACAACGTGCCGCATCGGGGCGTGAATTGCGGGCTGCCCTTATGGTGTACCCGCTTTTCCTTTATACGCTGAGCATTGAATTATTAAGGGATAATCCGACAAACCATGAACTATCGGATCTGTTAGGATTCTATCTTTCGCGGCAAGGCGCCTTCGATTCTTTTCTTTACATTGATCTCTCAGATCAGACCGTCGCGGCTCAGGCCATAGCAACGGGCAACGGCAATACGAAGACCTTTCAGATGGTGAGTACCTATGGCGGTTTTGTCATACCGCGATATGATATTCAGGCCGCCGGCAGTCCTACGCCGATCCTGAAAATTTATCTTGCCGGCGTGAATCAGACTTCGGGCTGGACGATGGGCTATACGACCGGTATCCTGACTTTCACAAGTGCGCCCGGCAATGGCGTGGCGATCACGGCGGATTTCTCGTTTTACAATCGGGTGAGATTCATCGAATATACCGATGGGGATTATTCGGATTCGTTCAACGAGTTTATGTACAATCTTTGGGATCTTAAGCGGCTTCAATTCGTGACGGCGCGATGAAAACGGCAAATGCGGGCGTGATAGCACTTTTAGCAGGCAAACAATTCTACATTGCCGAGGTCTACACGATCACTCTAAATAACGGCTCCATTCTTTATTATACCTCCCTCGACGTTGATGTGGCCTGGAATAGTCATACTTATTCATCGTCGGGAGTATTGATTCAGCGCAGCAAATTATCTCAGACGCGCGGTGTGGAAGTCGCTGAGTTGGAAATAAAAGCATATCCCACGACGCTGACCATCGGGGGCATCGGATTGCTTGCCGCAGCGGTTAACGGTGTTCTGGACGGAGCAACGGTCAAATTGGAACGCCTTTTCTATTCGGCATTTCCCCCCGGAACGCCCGTAGGCGGCATCACGTTGTTTTCCGGGCAGGTCAGTGACATTGAGATAGGCCGTACATACCTGGACATCAAGGTGAAAAGCATCATGGAGCGACTTCAGATCGACTGGCCCCGCCTTACCTATCAACCCTCATGCGTCTGGACGCTTTATGATGGTGGTTGCACGCTCCCAAAGGCATCCTGGACCGTCACGAACACCGTCAAGGCCGGGACACTCCTGGTATCTCAGTTCACTACGAATCTCTCTCAGGCCGATGGCTATTTCAATCAGGGTGTCATCACCTTTACGAGCGGATACAATACGGGCATCGTGCGGACGATCAAAAGTTATCTCAATGCCAATGGCATGATCTCCCTTGTTGTGCCATTGCCCTACGCACCGATTGCCACGGATGCTTTTTCTGTTTACCCGGGATGTGATCACCTTCAGGCGACGTGTAACACGAAATTCTCGAATCTTAACAACTTCCGGGCCTTCCCTTATATCCCTTGTCCGGAAACGAGTCTCTAATGAAACATGAGAATGTCATACGCCTCAAGGTTAGCCTCGATGAGATCAGGCAAAGAAAAGCCATCATCGCGGAGGCAAAAGATTTTCTCGGCACGCCTTTCCACCATGAGGCAAGGGTGAAACACGAAGGAATAGACTGTGGTTTGCTTCTTCTCCAGGTATTTGAGAATTGTGGATTAATCTGTCATGAGATACCACCTCACTATCCGCAGGATTTCATGCTGCACCGGGATGCGGAGTGGTATCTGGCCATCATTGCCCGGTATGCCGATGAGATCACGGAGGATCCTTTACCCGGTGATGTTGTGATTTTCAAGTTCGGGCGCGTTTATAGCCATGGCGGCATCATCGTTGACTGGCCTACGATCATTCACGCATCGGCCCCTGATAGGTGCGTCCTTTATGGGGATGTGACACAAAATCCGTTACAGGGCAGGCCCTATAAAATGTTTCGATACAGGTTCAAAACATGAATATGTCTGCCAACAATGCCCTCAGCCAATCAGGTCCAACTTACAATGCCCTGCGCATCCAGACGAGCACCTACGGTATGGTGATACCTGTCGTGTTCGGGACGATGCGGATTACGGGAAATTTGATCTGGGCCGGGGATTTTATCGCAACGCCTAACTCGGGAGGCATCGGCGGCGGCAAGGGCGGTCTATTTGGGGGCCGAGGGGCCGGGTCGACTTCCTACACCTATTCGTCAGCCGTGGCCATCGGCCTCTGTGAAGGGCCGATTATCAGTATCGGTCAAGTATGGGCGGATAAGTCCACTTATGCGAGTTTGCCGGCATTCTTATCTCTTTTTCTCGGCTCCTATGGACAGGCGGCCTGGTCTTATCTTACGGCACACCACGCCGGACAGGACTTGAAATATCCAGGTTTTGCTTACGTCGCTTCTCCGTCCCTCAGCATGGGGACATCAGATGCGCTTCCGAACATGAGTTTTGAAGTCAAGGGTTTCAATATTGTGGCCGGCCTGCATGACGCGAATCCAGCGGACATCATTACGGGTATCCTCACCGATACAAAATATGGCTTGGGACTTTCCGGATCTCTCATCGATGTGACCGATTATACCAATTACTGCCTTGCGGCGAACCTCCTGCTTTCTCCGGCGTTCAACCAGGCAAAAGCGGCGAATCAGCACATTCAAGATTTATTGGATCACACCAACGCGACAATGATCCTGCATGATGGAGCTACGTTAACGGTCGTCCCCTTCGGCGATACATCCATGACGGCGAACGGTACTACTTGGAATCCCAACGTCACGCCCGTTTACGACCTGACGGATGATGATTACATAGCTGATTCCAGTGCCGATCCGATCAAAGTAACGAGGACAAGCCCAGCGGACGCCTACAATGACATCAAAGTGGAATTTCTTGACCGGGCGAACAAGTATAACATCAGCACGGCAGAGGCGAAGGATCAGGCGGCCATCGATACGTATTATCTCCGTCCGGATCAGCCAAAAACCATGCACTACATCGCCGATGCGTCCATTGCCCGCACCATCGCACAGTTGCTCCTGCAACGTGAACTCTATGTCCGCAATGAATTCGATTTTCGGCTCGGTATGGATTACTGCCTCCTGGAGCCAATGGATCTCGTGACATTGACGGACAGTGCCTTGGGTCTATCAAAATATCCGGTCCGAATTGTCAAAATCGAGGAAAATGAGAATTGGGAGTTTGACATTACGGCTGAAGATTTTCCCGCCGGCACGGGTCATGCCGCGACCTATGGCAGTCAATCAGGCAGCGGATACGCCATCAATTACAACGTCGACCCGGGTGACGTGAATGTGCCGGTGATCTTTGTGGCTCCAGGCATCCTTACGCAATCGGGATACGAAATTTGGCTTGCCGTCAGCGGTGGGGCGAACTGGGGCGGCTGCGATGTATGGGTATCCTCTGACAATACAACTTTTGCCTTCGCCGGACGTCTCTACGGTCCGAGCAGACACGGAAGCACAACGGCGACTTTGGCCTCTCATGCGGATCCGGATGCGACAAATACACTGAGTGTTGATCTCTCATCGAGCGGCGGCACGCTACTTTCCGGGACCCAGGCCGATGCCGATGCGGACATTACTCTCTGCCTCGTCGGCACGGAATTGATTGCCTACGAAACGGCTACACTCACGAGCGCGAACCATTACGATCTGACTTATCTACGGCGCGGACAATACAACAGCCCTATCGCTTCTCACGCGGCGGCTACGCGGTTCGTGCGGCTCGATAACCAGCTTCTCAAAGTGCCCTATAATTCAAATTTGAACGGGACGGAGCTTTATTTCAAATTCCTTTCCTTCAACACTTGGCAGGGAGCGCAACAGGGGCTTGGTGATGTTTCGCCCTATACTTATGTCATCGGCGCGGGTCTCTCCTATCCCCCTAACGTGACCGGATTCGTGGCCTCGCAAAATGGCTCCTTTGTCGTCTTCTCGTGGGCCGAATCCAATTCTCCAGATGTGGCCGGTTATGAAATTCGATACAATCCGCAGGGTGACTATACCTGGAGCGACGGCGTGCCGATTACGCAAGTGGAGAAAGGCACGCATCTGGTCAGCATGAAGGTGGCACCGGGCAACTGGAGTTTCTTGATTTGTGCCATCAATACGAGCGGCAATTATTCTGCTACACCAGCGGTGACCGACCTCACGACGCTGAGCACGAATGTTGTCGTGGCCGGGGGCGTGGACCAGGCCGGACTCGGCTGGCCGGGGACGTTGACGAATTTCATAGTTCACCCATCCGGCGTCCTCTGCCCGCAGTCACAGGGCTACGCCAGTTCGGATTTATGGGATACTTTCGATAAATTCTGCCCGAATCCATACGCAACCAGTACCTACATCGCCCCGGAGATCACGACGCCTATTGATACCAATGTGAGGGTGTTCGGGGAAATCGGCTCGGCACTCGGCCCGGGCGAGACTGGCAATGCCAATCCACAACTTTGGGTAAAATGGCACAAAGGCGTAGAGGCGTACAATGCTTACCAGCCGTGGTTAATCGGGGACGTAACGGCGGATGCGGTGA